ATAATTCCCCATCGACCGAGCCCCGCTTTTTCCCGAGGTCCATTCTGACAGGAGGTCCCGCCATGCCGAACGGGCGCATGAGGAAGGCCGTCGACAAGTCGATAAGGGCGCAGGTAAGCTGCGGAAACCTCGACCTCGAGGCGCACGCGGCGCCGATCGCGATGATTCGCTTCATGGCCGACTTCCTCGACGACAAGTCGATGGAAACCCCGGCCATGCGCTACGCCACTCCTGCGAGCTTCCTGAGCTACTGCGACGCGCTCGGCCTGCTGCCCTCCAAGGGTGACCCCGCGAAGGCAGAGGAGCCTCACAGGGATGAAGGCCTTGGTCGCATGCGCGGCAAGTTCCGCGCGTTCGATGGAGGTAAAGCGGCTAATGCCTAGGCTCGGGTGCGAGGTGCCGAGGGTCTGGACTCCTCCCCTGCGCGAGCTGACGCCCGAGACGACGCTCGGCTTCGACGTCATCGACTTCGCGCGCGACTTCCTGGAGATCGACCTGCTGCCCTGGGAGAGGTGGCTGTTCATCCACGGGCTCGAGATCGTCGGCGACTTCGACGCGGAGTGGTGGCTCCGCTTCCGCATCGTGCTGGTCCTGGTGGCGCGCCAGAATGGCAAGAGCGTCATGGGAATGGTGCTCGCCCTGTTCTTCATGTACGTGCTCGGCGTGGCGCTGATCCTCGGCACCGCGCAGGACCTCAGCCAGGCCGAGGAGGTCTGGGAGGGCGCCGTGAACCTCGTGCAGGACAGCGATGAGCTGTCGGCGGAGGTTGAGCGGATATTCCAGGGCAAGGGCTCGAAGGAGCTGAGGCTCACCGGGTACCGCCGCTACAAGGTGGCGACGCCCAACCGCAAGAACACCCGCGGCAAGACGAGCAACCTCGTGCTGCTCGACGAGCTGCGCGAGCACCAGAGCTTCCAGGCATGGAGCGCGGCGAGCAAGACGACCAAGGCCGTCCGCTCCGGCCTCGTCTGGTGCATGAGCAACGCAGGCGACGGCACCTCCGTGGTGCTGCGCCACCTGAGGCTCCAGGCGCACTCGGCGATAGGCGACCCGGACGGGGCGTGCGCCGAGGCGTGGGGCTCGGAGCCCGAGCCGGACGCGGAGGTGGCCGAGGACGTGGCAGAGGCCATGAAGTCCATCGGCATCTTCGAGTGGAGCGCGACGCCGGGATGCGACAAGTGGGACCGCGACGAGTGGGCCCAGGCGAACCCCTCCATGGGGTACGGCTTCCTGGACGAGTCGACCATCGCGACCGACTGCGCGAGCGACCCCGAGGACGAGTTCCGCGTCGAGGACCTGTGCCAGTGGATCACCTCGTCGGTGGAGCCGCCGTTCCCGCGCGGCGCGTGGGAGGCCGGCATGGACCCCGCCGGCGAGGTTGCGCTTGACTCGCCGCTCTGGTTCGGCGTCGACGCGAGCTACGACCGCTCGTCGGCCTACATCGCCGTGTGCGGCATAGCGCCGTCGCGCGACCTCTACGTCGAGGTCGTGGCGCGCGGCAAGGGCGTCAAGTGGGTCGTGGACTGGTTCAGCGAGCGCGTGGAGCGCTACGGCGGCAGGATGCGCGTCGCCCTGCAGGGCAACGGCGCGCCCGTCTCCGCCCTGGCCGACTTCCTCGAGGCCGTCGACGGCGTCGAGGTGACCAGGTGCGTCGGGCGCGACCTCGGGGCCTACTGCGGACGCTTCTACGACGCCGTGGCTGCCCTCGACCCCGAGAGGGACGAGGACGAGCCCGCGGCCACTCCCGTCATCCACAGGCCCCAGCCCGTGCTGGACCTCGCCGCCAACGTGGCCGTGACGCGGCCCATGGGCGACGGGGCGTGGGCATGGGACCGCAAGAAGTCGATAGAGGACATCGCGCCCCTCGTGGCCGCCACCATGGCCGTCGGGCTCGCCACCGACGTGGAGGAGCCGCAGCCGAGGAGCGTCTACGAAGACAACGACCTCATGATGCTGTAAAGGAAAGGAGGTGCCATGGCCTTCACTGACGCCATCGCGGCGCTGTTCGGCTGGCGACGCGTCGTCGTCTACGACCACTCGGTGGTCGCGGCCGCGATCCGCGGCATGGACGCGTACGAGATGTACCGAAAGCAGCCGGCGCTCAGGGCTGTGGTGAGCTTCCTCGCCGATAACGTCGCCGGCATCCCGCTCAAGTGCTACGAGCGGCGCGGCGACGCGGACAGGCCGAGGGACACCGAGAGCGACCTCGCGAGGCTGCTCTCAAGGCCCTGCAAGGGCATGACGACGCACGAGCTGGTCCGCGCGGTGGTCTCCGACTACCTGCTTGCGGGAGACGCTCTGTGCTACCTCTACGACGACCCGGACGCGCCGGCGGGCAGGTGGCTGCACTACTTCCCGTGGTCGTGGGTCCACGGCAAGGAGACCATGGACGGCTTCGAGCCGAGCGGGTACCGGGTCACGAACCCGTACACGGGCAAGACCATCACCATCCCGGCCGAGGACTGCATTCGCTTCTTCTCGTACGACCCGCGGGGCGCCATGGAGTCCTCAAGCGCCATCGACGCGCTCAAGGACGTGCTCAGCGAGCAGCTTAGCGCGTGGGAGTACCGAAACGGCGTGTGGAAGAACGGCGGGCGCGTCTCCCAATGGATCAGCCGCCCCGCGAACACGCCGTGGGACCCCGGCGCGCGCGAGCGGTTCGCCAAGTCGTGGAAGTCGCGGTTCGCCGGCAGGGACGGCACCGACACGGGCGGCACGCCGCTGCTCGAGGACGGGATGCGGCTGGAGACAACGACGTTCAACGCCCGCGAGGCGCAGTGGCAGGAGGCCACGAAGCTCGCGCGCGAGGACGTCGCGGCCGTCTACCACGTCAACCCTGCGCAGGTGTGGCACACTGACAGCCAGACCTACGCGAGCGCCAAGGACAACGCGAGGGCGCTCTACGCCGACACGCTCACCCCGCTGCTCGACATGATCGAGGAGCGCCTGAACGGCTTCCTCGTGCCGATGCTGGGCATGGACCCGGCCACGCACTACTGCGAGTTCGACCTGTCGAGCAAGCTCGCCGCCTCCTTCGAGGAGCAGGCTGGCGTGCTGCAGTCGAGCGTCGGCGGCCCGTTCATGCTGCGCAACGAGGCGCGCGCGAGGATGAACCTGCCCGCCATCGAGGGCGGCGACGACCTCATCGTGCCGCTCAACGTCACCGAGGGAGGGCTGGCGTCCCCCAGGGACACCGACCCGACCACGGAGCGCTACAACGCGAGGCCCGCGCTGGACGTCAAGGTCGAGCCGGTCGCCAAGGGCGGCGATGCCGCCCCTTTCGCTGACGGCGCCCCCAAGGTGGCGGTGACGCTGCTCAAGACCAGCTCCGAGCCGCCAGAGGACTCGGTGGAGGAGATCGAGGGCGTGCTGAGGCGACTCCTTGAGCGGCAGGCCCGGCGGGTCTTCGCGGACCTCCGTGCCGGCGAGGCCGCTTCCAAGTCCCGCAAGGCCGCGGACGACTACCCGTGGTGGTGGGACATGCTCCGCTGGGACCGCGAGCTCGGCGAGGACCTCGAGCCGCTCTTCAGGAAGCTCTGCGACCTGCGCGGCATGGCCGCGATGGCCGACATAGAGGAGCCGACCTCCGCGTGGGACTCGAAGCGCACGGCCAACTTCGTGCACGCCATGGCCGAGCGCAGGGCGCACCTCTTCAACGAGGGAACCATGCAGCAGCTCGCGGCGAACATGCTGGAGTTCGACGTCGGCGACCCCGACGCGATCAGCGCCGCCGAGCGCTCGTTCCTCGACCACGCGGCGAACCGCGCGGCGCGCGGCGCGCTCACCTTCGCGACCGCCGTCTGCGGCTTCGCCACCAAGGAGGCCGTGCGCCAGGTGTACCCGAGGGACACCGAACGCGTGCGTCGCACCAAGACGTGGCGACACCACGGCTCCAAGCAGCCGAGGAGCGCCCACGCCGCCATGGACGGCGAGACGGTCGGCCTCGACGAGCGCTTCAGCAACGGCGCCGACTACCCGGGCGACCTCGGCCTGCCCGCCGAGGAGACCGTCAACTGCCACTGCACGATTGATGTAGGGGTGGAGAAGAGGTCAAGCAGCCTCCTCGGTTCAATTGACGAAGACCCAACCCTCCGTTGACAGCGCAAGCGTCGATAGGCTCGCCCTGGAGCCCGTAGAGGGCCAGGACGCATCGCCAGGCTAGGCGCACAACGAAGCAACCACACGTTCCGAAGCAAGAGCAACCCAACGAGGCCCCGAAAGGGGCCTTTTTCATGCAGACAGGAGGCAGACATGCCGAACATCCGCACCAAGACCGCCGAGGGCGCGCCCAGCGCCGACGGCGGCTCCATCACGGGCTACGCGTCGACGTGGACGCGCGAGCCCGACTTCTACGGCGACGTGGTCGCCAAGGGGGCGTTCGCGGCCAGCATCGAGCGCATCGAGGCGGAGGGCCGCACGCTGCCGCTCCTGTGGAACCACGACGCGGGCGACCTCAAGAGCTACATCGGCACCGTGACGGGCCTCGCCGAGGACGAGCACGGGCTGCTGTTCACCGCGACCTTCGACTCCACGCCCGAGGCGCAGCGCGCACGCGAGCTGGCCATGGACGGGCGCCTCTGCAAGTTCAGCTTCTCCTACGACGTCATCGACCAGATGGAGGTCGAGCTCGAGGACGGCCGCAAGGCCAACGAGCTGAGGCAGCTGGACATCCACGAGGTCTCGCTCGTGATGTACCCCGCGAACCCCGACACCTCCGTGGTGGAGGTCAAGGGCGCCCCCGAGCCGGGCTCGAAGTCAGGGCGCCGCAACAGCAAGGCCGACGAGGACGAGCTGCGTGCCGTCCGCGCTTCGCTCATGGAGTGCGTCGCCAAGGTGGACGCGCTCATCGGCGACGAGGCCGACCAGGACGATGCAGACGATGCCGACGGCACGACCGAGGGCGGCGAGGGCGAGGCCACGCCCAAGGGCCGCGAGGACGAGTCCGAGGACATCGAGGCATACCGCAAGCAGGCGCTGCTGAGCGCCTACGGCATCGACACACACAGCAAGGAGGGCAACCATGCCTAACATCAAGGAGCTGCGCGAGCAGCGCAAGGCGGCCATGGAGGAGCTCAAGGCCGCTGAGACCAAGGAGGCCATCGAGGCCGCCAGCAAGTCCATCGAGGCCATCGACGAGCAGATCGAGACCGCCGAGGCCAAGAAGTCCCTCATCGAGTCCCTCGGCGCCAAGGGCGGCTCCCCCGTCCCCGTCAAGACGGGCGCCAAGACCCTCGGCGAGCACTTCGTGAAGTTCCGCGAGTCCCATGACTTCGCGGATAACCGCGTCATCGCTCCCCCGTTCGCGGCGAAGTTAGCGACGGCCGGCGACCCGACGGTCTCCACCGGCCTCGTCGTCCCCGAGTACGACCGCGAGGTTGTGCGCCGCGTCCCCGCGCCGCTGACCGTGCTCGACCTGTTCGCGCACAAGACCATCGCAAGCCCCATCTACACGTGGTTCGTCTACAAGACCGTTACGGGCTCCGTGGGCACCACCGCCGAGGGCGCGACCAAGAACAAGGTCACCTACGAGTACGAGCCGAAGAGCGCGACCCTCCAGAAGATCACCGGCTTCGCCAAGGTCACCGAGGAGCTGTTCGACGATGCCGAGTACATCGCAGACGCCATCAACAACGACCTCGTCGATGACCTGAACGCCAACCGCCAGACGCAGGCCGTCACCACGCTCCTCGGCACGAGCGGCCTGCAGACCAAGAGCGTGACCTACGACAACGCCGTCGACATCTTCAAGGGCATCCTCGACGCCGCCGCGGACGTCGAGGACACGACCCACATTCCCGCCGACGCGGTCGTCGTGACCCCGACCATCTGGAACATCCTGCGCGGTGCCGTCGCCCAGGACGGCCACTTCTACGCGGGCGACCCGTTCAGCGACTCCGACTACCAGAAGCTGTTCGAGATGACCTTCGTCAAGAACGCCGACGTGACCGCCAACCACGTCATCGTCGGCGCCTTCGGCGACACCAGGGCCGCCGAGCTCGTGAGCAAGCGCGACGGCGTGCGCGTCGACTCCACGAACAGCAACGACAAGGACTTCGAGCAGAACCTCATCAGCCTCCGCGCCGAGGCTCGCGAGATCCTCGCCGTCAAGCGCCCCGCCTGCTTCTGCAACGTCACGCTGACCGCGGCATCATCCTAAGCTGACGAGCCCCGCCACGACCTCTCCCCGTGGCGGGGCCGTCCCATACAGGGAGAGACGAACGTAAGGAGGACGGCATGCTGAGAATCTACCGCGCGCCCGACGGCAAGACGTGGCAGTACGAGGAGGGCGAGCAGCCCGAGGGCTACCAGCCCGTCGACGAGCCCAAGGCGCAGCAGAAGCGCCGCGCTGCGGCCAACAAGCGCCGCGACGCCGCGAACAAGTCCAAGGGGGCGCAGGATGCCACTTAGCGCCACGCCTTGGGGCTACGACGTCCTCACCGACACGGGCAGCCCGATTCTGCCCCTGCTCGACATCGACCGCTTCCACGAGCTGACGGGAAGCCGCTTCGTGGACGACGAGCGGATCGAGGCCGACATCATCGCGGTGTCGTCCCGCATAAGGACGCACTGCGGCTGGCACATCGCCGGGAGCCTCACGTGCGTGGCCGCCATCGACGGCGGCGAGCGCACGGTGTGGCTGCCGTCCACGCACGTGACGGGTCTCGTCTCCGTTGAGGTCTGCGGCGAGGACGTGACCGACCGATGCCAGTGGTCGAGGCTCGGGCAGCTCAGGCTCCCCTACAGCCCGGACGTGCTGCGCGCCGTCGTGGTCACGTTCGAGAGCGGGTTCGCGGAGACGCCCGACGACCTCGCCGCCCTCGTGGCGCACCGCGTCGTGCACGACGTCGCGCTCCCCTTCGGCGTCCAGCAGGAGACGGCCGGCAGCGTGAGCGTGAGCTACAGCCAGAGCGCGATGGCCGGGCAGGGCCTCGCGCACCTGACCGCGTCCGACCGCTCCGCGCTGTCGGCCTACAGGCTAGTGGAGGCGAGGTAGATGCTGCCTAGCTGGTGCCAGGACACGGTCACGGTGCTCCGCGCGCCGTGGGTGACCAAGGGCGGCAGGCGGGTCCGTGACTGGGGCTCGGCCGTGCCGCACCGCGTTGGCGGCTGCACGCTGCAGCAGTCCTCCACGGAGACGTCCTTCGACGGGTCCGCGCGCGACGCGTCAGTGTCGGCCGCGACCCTGCTCTGCCCGCCAGGCTCGGATGTCCGCGAGGGCGACCGCGTGGAGCGCGGCGAGGAGAGGTGGCTCGTGGACGGCGTGCCCGAGGAGCGGCGCAGCCCGAGCGGCTCCGTGTCGCACCTGTACGTGAGGCTGAGGGAATGGAGGGGCTGACATGGCAGAGGTCGAGTTCGAGCTGGAGTTCTCAACCGAGGGCTTCCAGGAGATCCTGAACTCGGGCGGCACCAAGGCGCTGCTCCACCAGACGGCCAGCGCGGCCGTGGGCCGCATGGGAGGCATGGGCTACGAGCGCACGACGACGGGCAGGGGCGGCACGTACGGCCCGCGCCCGATCGCCACGGTGTTCGCCCACAAGTTCCCCGACCCGCTGCGGCAGCTCATCGCCAACCGAAGGCTCGAGGGGGCGATGTGATGGAGGTCCCGTTCGACCTTGTGCCGGCGCTCGCCGACTGGCTCACGGACAACGGACACGCTGCCGTGCCGTGGCCACTGCCTGACGACTTCCAGGGTTCGCTCCCGCTGACGTGCCTCCGGGACTCGGGAGGGTCCCGCACGTGGCCGGTCATCGACCGCCACCGCATCGGCGTGGACGTCTACGGAACCGACGCCGTCGAGGCGATGGCGGAGGCCCGCGAGGTCTTCGCGCTGCTCGACGAGATCAACACCACGCACCCCGCCATCGGGGGCGTGCAGGCCTACGGAGTGGCCTTCGGCGGGCTCCCGCAGCCGCAGACCGACCCAGAGCACATGGACGCGCCCATGGCGACCTTCCTCGCCGAGGTGTCCATGCGTTCCGTCAACCAAGGATAAGGAGGTGCCTGCATGGCACTCAACACGAAGGAGATCCTGGTGCCCTTCGCGGACCAGGCGACCACCGGCGCCGCCCTCTCGGGCGACGTCATCACCACCATCCCCGAGGACTTCGACGCGGCGCTCACCGCGATCGCGGGCTTCGAGGGCACCGGCTACCTCGGCGAGGACGGCATCGCCCTCTCGACGAGCCTCTCGCTCACCGACTTCAGGGAGATGAACCGCGGCGTCGTGCGCCGTGGCCTCGACGACTTCACCGGCACGGTGACCTACACCGAGCTGCAGATCATGAACTACGCGGTCCTGTGCCGCAAGTTCGGCTCGGACAACGTCGACAAGAAGGTCGCGACCCTCCAGAAGGGCCAGCAGATGCACGTGGCCATCGGCCCGGAGCTCGCCCCCGTCCAGGCGTTCGCGTGGAAGCTCAAGGACGGCGACGCGCGCGCCATCGTCCTCATCCCGCGTGGCCAGGTGACCAACGGCATCGACCTGACCTTCGCGGCCAACTCGATGGCGACGGTCCCGACCGAGGTCTCCGCCTACGACGACGGCACGGGCAAGAACATCCACATCTACTTCGACGACGGCACCGTACTCAGCGCCTAGCAAGGCGGGATGGGAGAGGACATGGCAAGGAAGGTCGTAAAGCTCGGGGGCAGAAAGCGCCGCTACCTGGACGTGGTGGTCCCCGTCGCGACGGCGGTCACCGACGAGGACGGCAGGCTCGTGTTAAACGAGGACGGGGACCCGACCGTCGAGGTCACGGAGCGCACCTACAAGGTGCCCCTGCGCGGCTCCCTGAAGACGAGAGAGCTGATGCTCTTCTACAAGGAGAGCGGCGAGCCCATGAACGGCTTCGAGGCGACGATGGCGTTCCAGAGGTTCCTCGGGCGCTACGTCCCCAAGGAGGTCGTGGACGAGCTCGACATGCTGGACGTCGAGGACTTCTTCGCAGCCTGGGACTCAGCCTCCGACGAGGACGGGGTGACTCAGGGGGAATAGAGAGCCTCGCCCAGCTCATCGCCGAGCACGGCGGGGCGCTCGACTACGACCTCATGACCATGACCGAGTACACGCTCGATGACGTGGGCGGGCGGCTGCCGGTGCGGTCGCTCGCCCACTTTGCGCATTACCTTCCGCCGGAGTCGGCGACCATGCGCGAGCTGCGCCCCGAGGACGAGGCTCGCGTCGCGTGGATGGAAGGCGCAGCGACCGCGCAGCTCCTCGCCGTCCTCATCGACGAGGTGCGCGGCATGGAGTGGATGTACGGCAAGGCGCACAGCAAGGGGTCGCTGCGACGCCCGAAGCCCTTCGAGACCCCGTGGAGGAACGGCGAGGAGGCGGGCGTCAGGCGCATCGGTAGCGCGCCCATCAGGATCGCCGACTTCGACGAGTGGTTCGACCGCAAGGAGTGAGCAATGGCAGGACGCATCGAGGTCGCGCAGGGATACATCGCGATCATACCGTCGCTCAAGGGCGCTCGGCAGAAGATAGCCGCCGAGCTCAAGCCTGCCGCGACGTCGGCGGGCAAGGACGCGGGCAAGGCCATCGAGGACGCCCTCAACGAGGGCGGCGCGAAGGGCGCGAAGCAGGCCGGCGAGAAGGTCAGGCAGGAGGTCCCCAAGGCCGCCGAGACGGCTGGCAAGGAGGCTGGCGAGAGGCTCTCCAAGGGCATGGCTGATCCCGCGAGGAAGTCGGCCGACGAGATAGCCAGCTCCGTGCAGAAGGGACTCACAGACCGCTTCAAGGGCATCAGGGACAGCATCAAGGGCATGGCCTCGAAGGTCGGCTCCACCTACTCCGAGGCGTTCTCGGACATGGGCAAGACCGCGTCCGGCTGGGGCATCACGAAGATGTTCTCGTCTTACGGCGACGCGCTCAAGGACGTCGCGGGCCAGACGAGCGGCTACGCGGCCAAGATCAGCGGCACCTTCAGGGGCGTCGCCGGATTCGTCGGCCAGTCATTCAGCGGGATTGCCGGCAAGGTTGGCCCCGCGCTCTCCGCAGTCGGGACCGTAGCGACGAGCGCGTTCGGCGTCGTGAAGGGAGCCGCCTCGGCGGCCGTTGACTTCGTGGGCAAGGCGTTCAAGGGCATCTCGTCCGTCGTCGGCCCCGCATTCAGCAAGGTCGGCGAGCTGGTCGGCAAGTCCCTCTCGACAGCCGCGAAGGGCGCCACCGCTGCCTCCGCGGCCGTCGCCTCCGCGGTGGGGGCCATCGGGAAGGCGTCCGTCGACGCCTTCAGCGAGTACGAGCAGCTCTCGGGCGGCGCAAGGAAGATCTTCGACGAGGTGGACTACTCGACCATCCTCAGCGACGCCCAGAACGCGTACATGAACCTGAACATGTCGGCGAACGAGTACCTCTCGTCAATCAACCAGGTGGGCGCGACGTTCGCGCAGACGATGGGTGACCAGGCGGGCTACGAAACCGCGAAGAAGGGCATGCAGGCCATCTCGGACTACGCGACCGGAACGGGCCGCAGCATCTCCGAGCTGAACGACAAGTACTCGCTCATAACGCGCTCGACGTCGAGCTACCAGTCCATCGCCGACCAGTTCTCCGGCATCCTCCCCGCCACGTCGAAGGACTTCCTCGAGCAGGCGCAGGCAGCTGGGCTCCTGTCCGAGTCCTACCAAGAGCTCACCGAGGTCCCCGTTGCCGAGTACCAGCAGGCGGTCACCGGCATGCTCGAGAAGGGCGTGCAGGACATGGGCCTCGCGGGGAACACGGCCGCAGAGGCCGCCACGTCCATCGAGGGCTCCATGCTCGCGATGAAGAGCTCGTGGCAGAACTGGCTGACGTCGCTCGCGTCAGACGACCTCGACGTGGGCGAGATGACCGGCAACCTGGTGCAGTCGCTTGAGAACTACATCGGCAACGTCGTGCCGGTCGCGGCAAGCGCCGTGGGCTCCGTCGTGAAGGAGCTGCCCAACCTCGTCTCAACAGTCGCGCCGCAGCTCGGCGACGCGCTCGTGCAGATCGTGGACGAGGCGACGGGCGGCATGGCGACCAAGGCGCTCGACTTCGTCTCCCCCATCACCGACTCCCTCGCGCAGGCATTCGAGGGCATCAGCACGTGGGTGTCCGAGCACAGCGAGGGGCTGTCCGGCCTCTGGGAGTCCATGTCGGGCGCTGGCGGCGAGGGCGTCGGCGCGATCGCGTCCGTCATAGACACGGTCTCGTCCGCGCTCGGCGGGCTGGCCGACGGCGCCCTCCCCATCGTAACGGCCGGGTTCGACGCGCTCGGAGGAGTCGCGTCGGCCGCGAGCGGCTTCCTCACGCACGTCGGCGACGCCCTCTCCCCGCTCACGAGCGCGCTCGTGCCCGTGGCGGAGGCAATCAGCGGCAAGCTGTGCGGGGCGCTGTCCTCGCTCGGCGACGCCCTCGGCGGCATCGACTGGGACGGCTGGGCGCAGTCCGTCTCCGACACGCTCCAGGGCGTGGTCGACTTCGTGTCGGGCGCCCTCGACTCCGTGAAGGGCTTCTTCTCCGACGTGGCCTCGTTCCTGTCCGACCCCATCGGCTACATGCAGGGCGCGTTCGACTCCATGCTCGAGGGTGCCCGCAACACCGAGCACAGCGTGGCGTCGAGCTTTGACGGCGTGGCACAGGGCGTCAGCTCCGGCGTGGACGTCGCGGTCGGCAAGATGGGCGAGTTCAACATGACGCCGCTCGGGGACAAGACCGCGAGCGCCACGGTCACGGGCAACGCCGTCGACGGGATCGGCAAGTCCAACCTCACGAGCACGAAGTCGGCCACCGACCAGCTGTACAGCAAGACCATCGACGTGACCGCGAACGGAAACGCCGGGGACGGCACGGCCGCGGGCAACATCTGGAACCTCCGCGACCAGATCAGCAAGCTCTCCGGCAAGATCATCGACGTCGTGACGAACAACATCACGCGAAACACCGTGGTCGCGACGACCAGCGCCGCGGGCCACGTGTTCGAGCGCCACGCGGACGGCGTCATCGTCACCAGGCCGACCATGACGACCTTCGGGCTCGTCGGCGAGGCCGGCGCCGAGGCGATGGTGAGCAGGGGCCGCTACACGGGCGTCTTCCCGCTCACGAACAAGCGCTACACCGGGCCCTTCTCCAACGAGATCTCGGACCAGGTGGTTGCGAAGCTCGGCGGCGCCGGAGGCGCCACCGAGGTGAACGTGTACCTGCAGTACGACGCGGGGGCCGACGCCAACCAGATGGCCGCGGACATCGCCGCGCAGCTCGACCTCATCCTCAGCGCAAGGGGGTAGCCCATGGCGTCCATCACGAGGAAGCCCACCGGCACCGTAAGCTCGCTCACCACGCCAAAGCGCGGCGACGGCCTCGGCTACGGCATAACGTACAAGGTCCCGAGCGAGCAGACCAAGGACTCCAACCACCGTGCCACGTGGATCGACTGGTGGTGGGAGGTCCACTACTCCGAGGGCGGCAAGGACAGGATGGTCGAGCGCGAGACGTGGACCTACGACATGTCGGTCACGTCGAACACGCTCGACCTCACCAGCTTCAAGGACCGCAAGGGCGCCACGTGGAAGCGCGCGGACTTCTGGCCGCTCACCACGCGCAGGGCCACGTCCCTGGTCGCGTGGGTCCAGCTCGGCAACGGCAAAGGCGGCGGGAAGTGGGTGAAGTCGACGCTCGCCCTCAAGGCGCCCGCGAAGCCCACGGTCGAGGAGCCGACGTTCGACACCTCGACCGGCACCGTCTCCGCCACCGTGACCGCGGCCAAGGGCTCGGGCGCGGCCGAGCGGTACAGGACGCGCTACGAGTGGCTCGTCCAGGTCAAGCGGGCCGGCGCTGCCCTTGTGCAGCTCGCGAGGTCGGCTGACGCGTTCACCGGCGCGTCGAAGTCTTTCTCCTACGACTACCCGTCCTGGCAGATGCTCGCACAGGGCGAGTACCTGCTCGTGACGCTCACGGCGACCTCGCAGGGCCTCGCGGGAGACTCCGACGCGGTGACCAGGAGGTTCGTCGTCGCGCCGCCCGCGACCGCATCGGTCTCGGGAGACATCGAGGTCAGCTCGACGAGCGGCACCGGCATCGTGACCGTCCCCGTGAGCGTGCCCCACCAGTGGCTGAACAAGGGGAAGTCGAACCAGGTGTGCATCGACCCCGTGGACGGGGTGAAGCTCCAGTACTGCGTCACGGCCTCCCCCACCGTCGCCGGCATCACCGCCCAGGACCAGTGGTCCGACGTCGGCGCCACGGACGACGGCGAGTGCAAGGCCCTGGCGTGCAACGTGGCCGACGTCATGCCGCCCGCGGGCAGCTACACGTACGTGCGTGTGGCGTCGTGGCGCTTCTCCGAGGACGTGGCCGCGTCGAGGCGATACGGCGCGGCGAAGCAGGTGCCGAAGCTGCACACCGACGTGGACACGGCGAGCGACGATAAGTGCGAGGTCGTGCGCGTGGAGCCGGGCGCGGACGGAGAGTCGTGCAAGGTCACGGTGGCCTTCGACTCAAAGTCCTCGACGGCCGACGACGACGCCACCGGCACGGAGGTGAGCTGGGCGTCGTCCGCGGACGCATGGCGGTCCACGGAGCAGCCGGACACCTTCGACGTGGAGTGGTCCTCGGCGACCTCCGCGACGGACACCCGCCACGTGGACGGGTCTGACGGCGCGGCGTACGACGACGAGTGGGCCCGCAAGCAGGCCCTGACCATCAAGGGACTCGAGCAGGGCGTCAAGTACTGGGTCAAGGCCCGAAGGTACAAGGACGACGAGGGCGGCAGGACCTACGGATCCTACTGCAAGGCGCGCACGTTCTCGGCCGTCGCGACGGTCGAGTCGACCGCGCCCGAACTCGTGGTCCTGTCTGCGCCCTCCGTCCACCCGCGCGGCGCGGACATGCCGCTCACGTGGACGTTCGACGGGGAGGGCGAGCAGGCCGCGTGGCAGCTCCGCGTCGGCATATCCGGCGCCGGCGAGGACGGCTTCTCGGTCTCGCGCCTGTACGGGGACGCCGACGGCTCCGGCGCCCTCACCGTGCCATGGGATGACGTCGCCGACTTCGCTGACGGAGGCGTGGTGGCGGCGCGCGTGCGGGTGTCGACAGGCGGCGACTTCGTCTGGTCCGACCTCGCCGAGGTCATGGTGGCTGACTCCCCCACGCTGACCGTGGGCGACGCCGAGGTCACCGCCCAGCCGCTCTCGCTCGCGCTCTCGTGCGACGTGGCGGCCGAAGTCTCGGTCGTGGTCACGTCGAACGGGTGCGGAGGCGACGCGCCTGGCGGCGAGTCGTGGCAGGAGGCCGGAGACGACGTGTGGTCGTGGCACGGCACTCCGGAATGGCAGGGATCGGACAGCGCCTGGTCGGCGACGATAGAGGCGCCGATAGGCGTCGACCTGCGCGACGGGGCGACGTACGCGGTCTCGGCCGTGGCCACGGACCCGGCGACCGGCCTGCGGTCTGCGGTGGCCGAGGCAGAGGTCACGGTCTCGCTCGCGCGCAAGGCGCCCGCCCCCGCGGAGGGCATCGTAGTCGCGACCTCGGACGTTACCGACGAGGACGGCGTCAGGACGATCTCCGCGACGCTTACCCTCGCCGCGCCCGAGGGAGCCGCTGCCGGTGACGTCTACGACGTGTGGCGCGTCTCGGCAGACGGCCCGGCGCTGGTGGCCGAGGGCGTCCCGACCGACGCGACCGTCACCGACCGCTACGCGCCGTTCGGGGACGGGAACCTCGCCTACCGGGTGGCCACGCGCACGGCTGACGGAGACACGGACTGGGTCGACATCCCGTACGAGCTCCCTGTCGCCATCGACCGCATCGACTTCGGCGGCACGTACGTCGAGCTGCCGTACAACCTGGTGACGGACGCCGGCTCCTACTCGAAGGACTTCGAGGCCCGGTCCCACCTCGGCGAGGGCCTGCCGGAGGGGTACTGGGGGTCCGGCCGGAGCCGCACGTTCCGCATCTCCGCGAGCCTGGTGCGACAGCTGAGCGCCGAGGACCGCGCGAGGCTCCACGAGCTCGGGCGGCACATGGGTCCGTGCCTGGTCCGCACCGCCGACGGCTGCTGCTTCGAGGCCGACGTAGAGTCCGGTGGCATGCCGTACGCGCACAACAGCTCCGCGGTCGCGGTGACGCTCTCCGGCGTGGAGGTCGCCCTGACGCGCGAGTTCATGGCAGACGTCGCGACGATGGAGGGATGATGGCCGTCGACTGGTCGCGCGGGTACTCCGCGCAGTGGCGCGTCATGGAGGTCGACCCGGTGACGTGGGCCGACGGCGCGTCCCTTCCTGGCGCGAGGTCGGCCTCGGTCGAGCGTGACTGGACGAGCGACGCGCCGACGCTCGAGTCGGGCGGCATCGACCTGGACGCCGACCCTGGCGAGGGCTTCCGCGAGCGATACGTGAGGCTCGCCATGGTCGCCAGCCAGGGCGGCGAGAGGGAGCGCGTGGACGTGGCTACGCTCCTGTGCTCGAGCACGGGAGGCAAGGTGTCGCGCGGCAACGAGGCGCTCAAGGTGACCGGCAGGAGCGTGCTCTGGCCCGCCTCCAAGACGCTCCTGGCGCGCGGGTCGTACGCCCCGCGCGGCGCCGACGGCGCCCAGCTGGCCGGGCAGATGCTCTCCTCCGCGATACAGGCTCCCGTGATCGTCACGGGCGGCTTCGTGCTGGAGCAGCACGTCGTGTACGACATGGGCAGCTCGGTGCTCGCGGCGGCATGGCTGATCGTCCGCGCGGGCAACCACCGCATCCGCATCGACGGGCGCGGCCGGGTGTACGTCGAGCCCGTCCCCTCCGAGCCCTCGCTCCTGCTCGACAGGGCGCACGCGAGGCTTCTCCAGCCCGACGTGGAGCGCGAGCTCGACTGGTCGGACGTCCCGAACAGGTACACGTCAATCGACGGCACGAGGGTCGCCACGGCCGTGAACGACGACCCGCTCTCCGTCACGTCCACCGCCTACAGGGGTTGGACGCACGACGTGGTCGACCGCTCCCCCATCCGGGTGGACGGCGAGACGCTGGAGGGCTACTCCGCCAGGAGGCTCGCCGAGCTGTCCGTCGCGGAGGACTCAAGGACTTACAAGCGCGAGTGGTGGCCCGGCGTCGTGCCCGGCGACGTGGTGCGCGGCTCGATCGCGTCCGTCGGCATCGTCGGCGACCTGCGCGTCAGGCGCCAGTCGCTTGCGTGCGGCAACGGCATCGTGCTGACCGAGCGCGCAGCAATGGAGGTGAGGTCATGGCCGATCTAGCCGGCGCGTGGGCGCTCGCCGACGCCCTGGAGTCCATCAGGGGCGAAGAGCCCTCGCGCGAGGACGTCGCGACGGTGACGAGGGTCGACCCGGACGGGAGCGTCTGGGTGAGGCTCCTCGGGACGGACGTCGACAGCCCGGTGAACGGTGCGCTGGCGTCGAGCGTGGCAAAGGGCCAGCGTGTGCTCGTTAGGATCGAGGACGGGCGTCTGTCGGTTCTTGGCAACCCATCGGAGCCGAGCGTCGGTGCCTCGTACGTCGAGCGCGTGGTGGTCCCGGTCGAGCGACTAGCGGCGTCCGCCGACGCAGAGGCGACGCGGGCGGGCGATGCCGCGGACAAGGCCGAGGCGGAGGCCGAGCGGGCCAAAGCCGGAGCGGAGGTCGCGTGGGACTGGGCGAACGACGCCCACACCGCGGCCACTGAGGCACAGGAGCAGGCCGTGGAGGCCCAGTCGCAGGCGACGAGCGCGGCTGGTGCCGCGCAGGAGGCGTGGGACCACGCCGACGAGGCTGCTGGCGAGGCGGAGCGTGCGAACCGCATGGCGAACGGCGCTCTCGCGGGCCTCGGCACGCTCGAGTCGGTGGTGGACACGGTGAACTGGTTCGCCGACCACCGCAAGGCCTCGACGGACACCGCCGTCAACCCTGACAAGAACTACTACACGTACGACGACTCGACCGGCACGCTCTCGAAGGTTGAGCCCGAAGGAACCGAGAACCCGTCCCAGCAGGGCTGGTACGAGCTCGACGAGGCGATAAGCAGCTACGTGGCCTCGCACACGGCCATGACCGACGACGGCCTGTACGTGGTCGGCCTCTCTAACGGCTGGCGCGTGCTCGTGTCCACGGGCGCTGGCGACTACGCGGCGGGCATCTTCCTCATCGACCCCACAGGCGTCATCGCCCAGGCCACCACGGCAACAGGCACGACGTTCGACCCCAGCAAGCCCTACTACATCGGCGACGAGGACGCCTACATCGTCTTCGACGGCAAGGGCGGCATCACCATCGGCGGGGACGGCGTGTCCATCTCCGGCGGCGTGACCATCGGCGGCTACGACAAGACGCTTTCGGAGGTCATGGCCGCGCTGAACGCCTCCATCAGCGCCGTCGAGTACGGCGTCGGCAGCAGCCCGACCTCGCATTCCGACATCACGAGCTGGTCGAGCGCGTCGCCTGCGTGGGAGCAGGGCAAGTACGTATGGATGAGGACGACCACCAACGGACTCACCTACACCTACACATGCATACAGGGCGCGAAGGGCGAGCAGGGCGCTCAGGGCGAGACCGGCTCGACAGGTGCCACGGGTGCTACGGGAGCCACGGGCGCGACCGGGGCAACGGGCGACACAGGTGCCACCGGGGCGACCGGCGCTACGGGAAAGACCGGTGCCACGGGCGCTACGGGCGCGACCGGGGCAACGGGCGACACAGGTGCCACTGGCGAGTCGGCGTACTCCTACGACCTCCGCGTGACGCCAGCGGCCGTCGTAAGGGCGGCTGACGGCACGCTCACGCCGACGAACATCACGCTCTCGGCCACGAGGGCGCTCGGCACCGCGTCCCCCGCGGCCTACGCTGGCCGCTTCAAGGTTGACCGCTCTAGCAACGGCACCTCGTGGACGAACGTCTACACCAGCTCGGCCAACGAATCGTCCAAGGCCGTCACCGTGCCCACCACGGCGGGAGTGACGCTGCTGCGCTGCCAGCTCTACCTCGCGGGCGGCACCACGACGCTCGTAGACCAGCAGACCGTGCCCATCATCAGCGACGGCGCCACTGGTGCCACGGGCGCTACTGGTGCGACTGGCTCTACGGGGGCGACTGGTGCCACAGGCGCTACAGGCTCCACTGGCGCTACGGGCGCGACGGGAAAGACAGGCGACACAGGCGCTACGGGGGCGACCGGCGCTACGGGAAAGACCGGTGCCACGGGCGCTACGGGCGCGACCGGGGCAACGGGCGCGGATGCGTACACGATCATCCTCACCAATGAGTCACACACGTTCCCCGCTGGCGTCAGCGCGGCAACGGCATCGTCCACCACCTGTAACGTGATTGCCTACAAGGGCACCACGCAGGTGGCCGCGACCATCGGCACCATCACGGGTCAGGTCACTGGCCTCACCACGTCCATCACCAACAACGGCACGACCTCGGCGTACTTTACGGTCACCGCGTCCACGTCGCTCACCACCAAGAGCGGCACGCTAACGGTCCCCGTGACGGTGGACGGCAAGTCGTTCTCCAAGCGCTTCACGTGGGCGCTCGCGCTCACGGGTGCCACCGGGGCGACCGGCGCTACGGGAAAGACCGGCGCCACGGGCGCTACAGGTGCCACTGGCGCTACGGGCGCGACGGGAAAGACAGGCGACACAGG